GGCATATTCCATTTTTGTGCCGTTTGCCGGAAAACCCATGGAACTTTTCATATTGACGGGGTTCATTCCCAACAAATTTCTAATTCCATTAAGATTCTCGTCATCATCTAGCTTTCTTATGTTCCAATAGGCAACATTTTCGTGATACCTAGCTATGAGTGGAGCTATATAATCCTCTCTTGCACGATCAACCAAAGCTGGTGAAAACATCCTAGCAGGCAGACGCAAATTTGCGTAAGCTTTCTGCCAGCCATACCAAGAAGGCACAGCTTGGGGTGGATGACTTTCCTTCTCAATCCCAAACAAATACTTCACTCTGTCCCTCCAAGGGAAAGGTGTGTACTGGGAACGAAAGGTGGAAACTCCATTTACTGAAGCAACTCTGTCAATAGTGCCAGGCGTCTCTACAAACAAACAAGGACTTCTGATGCTGGGTCCTTGGTCACTAATTTTCACGGTTTTACCCATAAAATCCAACAAAGGTTCTCCACCATTCGGTGGTAAAAATATCGCTGGATTTTTGGACAATTGCTCAATAGCGTCGTTCACATGTTCGACATTGAGATGACCATATCCACCAACCTTAGTACCTTGTCTGCCGGCCAAATGAATGCCAGCAAATATCGGAAATCTAGCCTGTGCAACCAAAGGGGCTCCACACAAACCGTTGAAAGTGTTTTCTGATAATTGATTGTAATAGCCGCCCCAGAATTTTTGGCCTAGTAAAGTCCTAATGTAATTCGGAGACGTAACTCCAGTGAAATCCAGGAAATCACCAGTTTTCTTTCTCCACCACATCTGAAAGGGGACAATGGACACAAATTTATCTGTCATCCATCCCCTCAAATCGCTGTGGCTTCCGGCACTTGGACAGTAGTACAACCGAATGTCGGAATCAGGCAACTTCACAGATTGAGATACATTCAAAGTGACCCTAACAACGTCCTTTCCTTCTTTGTACAAATCAAGTTCCAATTCATCTGCCTCTACACCATCAAACAAAGAATAGTGATAAGGTAAAATCAAATAGTTGGTGCTTATAAACACTACATTGGCCATTCTTGACTTGTGCCCTTCGCAATGCACTT